CCAGGATCACCGTACAATCAACATCCAAAAGACATGGGCACTGCCCTTGCCCTAATTAAAAAGGGCGGCGGAACCATGACTGCGTAACGGTTAAATAATGTCATGGCCTATAAAAAAACACAAATAACATCAGCAGACGGTAAAGAACAACGTACCGTAAAACAAAGCCACTTTTATAAGGGGTTTAGTACTGTTGACGACAAGACAGCCAGTGTAAAGTTATTTGACTATGAATTAATTAAACAAGATTTGCTGAATCATTTTAATACACGGAAAGGTGAAAGATTGATGAATCCCACGTATGGTACAACTATATGGGATACATTATTTGAACCGTTAACTCCGGCTATTAAACAGCAAATAGCAGAAGATATAAATCGTATTTTAGCCTCAGATCCCCGTGTAATACCTGTACAAGTAGACATCACACAAGCCGACTATGGCTTTAGAATTGAACTAACTCTCAAGTACAAAGGTACTGACATCAGCGAAAATATGCAGATAACGTTTGACAAAAATGTTGGCATGTCTGTATAATATACCTGGTTTATCTGCGCCATAAATACGCTATCAAAGGGTTAGATAGCAAATGATACCATCAACAAATACAAAACTTTTAGTCGCCGAAGACTGGAAGAAACTGTACCAAAGCTTCCGTAACGCGGATTTCAAGTCGTATGACTTTGAAACACTACGCCGTACGATGATCAATTATCTACGTGCAAATTATCCAGAAGACTTTAACGATTACATTGATTCTAGTGAGTATATTGCTCTTATTGACCTTATTGCGTACCTAGGTCAAAACTTATCTTTCCGTGTTGATCTTAACGCTAGAGAAAACTTTTTAGAAACAGCAGAGCGTCGTGAAAGCATACTACGTCTTGCTAAACTAATCAATTATAATCCAAAAAGAAACGTTGCCGCCAAGGGATTTTTAAAGATTTCCGCGGTTAATACAACAGATAATGTGTTAGATACCAACGGTACTAACCTATCAGAAACTACAATTACATGGAATGACAGCACAAACAGTGAATGGTATCAGCAGTTTGTTTCTATTCTTAATTCTGCTATGCCCGGCAATTTTACATTTGGCCGCCCAAACGACCGTGCTGTAATTGACGGTATTAATACAGAACAATACACTATTAATTCCAACAATCCCGATGTTCCAGTCTTTTCATACAACAAAGCAATCGACGGAACAAACATGCCTTTTGAAATTGTTAGTAGCACATTCTCGGGTAAGAGTTATGTATATGAAGATACACCTCGCCCAGCAAGTCAATTTAACATGTTATTTAAAAATGACAGCAGAGGAAGCGGAAGTCAAAATACTGGCTTCTTTGTTAGCTTCCGTCAGGGTACATTAAAGGCCAGTTCTTTTGATATCTCAACACCAACTGAAAATGAAATTGTTGCTGTTAACGTTAATGATATTAACGATGATGATGTTTGGTTATGGCAGTTAGATGCTAACGGAACTCATTCAACTAAATGGGAAAAAGTTCCTAGCTTAACTGGCAACAACGTAATTTACAATAGTTTAGATTCTTCAAGTAGAAACATATATGCGGTTATTTCTAGAGAAAGTGATCAAATTGATTTGAACTTTGCTGATGGCAACTTTGGAAATCTTCCAAAAGGAGCGTTCCGTTTGTTCTATCGTCAGAGCAACGGGTTGAACTACGTTATTAAACCTGACCAAATGCGCGGCATACAAATTAGTGTTCCTTATCAAAATAAAATTGGTCAGACTCATATATTAACGTTAACGCTAAGTTTACAATATACTGTAAGCAATAGTAGCGGAGCAGAGTCAAGTGCTGACATTAAACTAAAAGCACCACAAACATACTATACGCAGAATCGCATGATTACTGCTGAAGATTACAATATTAGTCCGTTAAGTGCTGGTACAGATATTCTTAAGGTTAAAAGTATCAACAGAACCTCAAGTGGTATTAGTAAGTATTACGAGTTAAGTGATGTTAGCGGCAAGTATTCTAGTACAAATATTTTTGGTACTGATGGAATCTTGTACAAAACTAATACACAAGAAAATATTGAATTTACTTTTACTAGTCGCAATGAAATTTATGGCGTATTAAAGGGTGACCTCGCTACAGTAGTCGCATCAAGCGGACTGAGAAATTTCTATTATCAAGAATGGCCACGCCCCGATGCTACAGTATTGGGAACAGAATGGAATCTAGTAACAAAGAGTACAAATCAAACTACTGGATATTTTCAAGATTCTATTAGTAAAAAAGCTCAGCAAACAGGATATTTCAGTGGAAATAGTTTACAGTATGTAACGGCTGGATCGTTAGTTAAATTTGTTGCTTCCGACAAGAAAGACTTAGCTGATCCCACAAAAACTTATCCACGTAGTTTTTACAACGGAAAGATTGTATTAGATTCTGCTAATATCCCAGGTGCTACAAAATATATTTGGGCCAAAGTAGTTAATGTAATCGGTGATGGCGCAAACGGCGGCAACGGAAAATTAATTGACGGAACTGGACCAGTTATTTTAAGTAACGCAATTCCTACTGGCGCAGTCCCTACTAAAATTATTCCAAAACTTGTTAACGTTTGGTCATACAGTTTAGAAACTGCAATTGTTAACCTATGTGTATCTTATAGAAACTTTGGATTAAGTTTTGATAGAGAAACAAGGCAGTGGTTTATTATTTCTGAAACAGACGTAGATTTGTACAGCCCTTTCTCATTGTTATATCAGGCAGATACATCATCGCAGAATCTAGACTCTAGTTGGTTAATTGCGTTTGAATGGACAGGAAAGAGCTACAAAGTGTATTATAGAAAAACAGAATATCTGTTTGAAAGTGAACAAGAAACTTCGTTCTTTTTTGACAAGAGTCAAAAAAATTACGACTTTGTAAATTCACAAGTTATTAAAGATCAAATTAACGTGTTGGGAATTAACAGTAGTAATACTTCTAACTCTGCGTTAGGAGTTGATTTGGCTTGGGAAATTGACGATTTAGTAGTTGAGCCAGATGGCTATCAAGATCCTAGAAAAGTTAAAGTTAGTTTTTATGATGCTCAAAATGATGGCCAATTAGACGACCCCGATAGCTTTACTGCTATTGTTGCGCCTGATGCTATTTCGGCAGATACTGGATATAAAGATCACTTTGTTTATTTTAAATTGTCAGATGACGGTTTGAAATACATGCCAGTTGACCCTGCTGAAGACACAGTGGTAGCTTATCCCAATGAAGATGTTGTGACAGAATTTGACTCTAGCCTTGTATATTATTTTTATAATTCAGACGTTAATGTTATTAAGAAATGGTCTGCTGTTACAAATACATTTGAACTAGCAACAAACTATCTAGCATTTGTGGGCCGCAATAGATTAAAATTCCATTATCAGCATAATAGCGGCGACGATCGTAGATTAGATCCTAGCAAGACAAACTTAATTGACATTTTTATGTTGACTAAGACATATGACACCTCCTACAGAAATTGGTTAGTATCGGGTGCTGGAACAGAACCAACACCTCCAACTAGCAGTAGTTTAGAAGAAAACTATTCTCCTGCTCTTGAACAGATTAAGGCTATTAGCGACACAATTATTTTCCAACCTATTAAGTACAAACCTTTATTTGGTTCAAACGCACCGTTATCATTACAGGCAACTTTTAAAGCAGTTAGAAATAGCTCTTATAATGTTAGTGATAACGATCTTAAGTCTAGAATTTTTACAGCAATACAAAATTTCTTTGCTATTGAAAATTGGGACTTTGGCCAGCCTTTCTATTTTAGCGAACTTTCAACTTACGTAATGAACTCATTAACACCAGACATCACAAACTTTGTAATTGTACCAAAATCTAATTCTTCTTTTGGAAGTTTGTTAGAAGTGTCATGCCAATCAAACGAACTATTTGTTAATGCCGCAACGGTTGACAACATTGAAATTATTGATGCTATAACATCAAGCGCACTTGGACTTTCAACTCCAATCGTAACAACTGCTTCAGGGGTATAATAAATGGGTAACAGTATTATTAATGTTGTTGACGTTAACAATCCAGGTGGCAATCGTCGTAGTGTAGATTTACTTCCTGGTGTTTTTAGAACAGATAAAAATACAAAATTTTTAGCAGGTACATTAGACCAACTTATTCAACCGGCTAAGATTGAAAAGATCAGCGGCTGGGTTGGTAGCAAAATTACTCCAACATACAATCCTTCAAAAGATTTTTATATTCCTGAGGCTCTTCCTTTTAGAAAAAAATATCAACTTGAGCCGGGATTAATTGTTAAAGATAAAAATCAAAAAATTGCTAAAGCATTTAGCTATGACGATTTAATTAATCAGTTAGCATTTGACGGATCGCCTGTTAATAATTTAGACAGACTATTTCGCCCAAAATTTTACAGCTATGACCCACACATTGATTGGGATAAGTTTATAAACTTTGATCAGTATTATTGGGTACCGCAAGGCCCGGATACTATTCCTGTTGTTGGTGTTGCTAAAAATACAGCAAGTACATACAGCGTATCTGATGATCCGTTGACAAAAACTTACTTTGTATTAACTCCAGACGGCCTTACACCAAATCCATTGTTGACATTGTATAGGGGCGTAAAGTACATTTTCAATGTTAATAGCACACATAATTTCTGGATTAAAACAAAACGTAGTGAAGGCACAGATGATGCTTATAACGATACTGTATCTAACAACGGTGTTTCTGTTGGACAAGTTATACTTGATATCACCGACGATACTCCTAAAAAATTGTATTATGTAGGCGAAGACAATATTCTAACAGGCGGAGAAATTGTTGTCAAGACCTTAACAGAAGATACTGTTATTAACGTTGAAAAAGAAGTTTTAGGAAAACAAAATTACACTACTAATGCTGGTGTGGTATTGACTAACGGAATGAAAGTTCATTTTGTTGGTGACGTTATTCCGGAAAAATATAGCGGCAAAGATTTTATTGTTGATGGAGTAGGAGCCGCTATTCGATTAATTGATATTGCTGAACTTCAAACACCGGAAGCATATACAGATTATCTTGATGACGACTTCGATGCTAGTCCGTTTGATCAGTATCCGTTTGATAACTTTTTAACTATTCCTATTGTTCCTGAATACATTACTATTTCAAGAATAAGCAAGGATAAAAATCCGTGGTCACGATATAATCGTTGGTTCCATCAAGATGTATTAATTGCAACAGCAACAGCAAATAAGTCTGATGTTAACTTGCCACAACAATACAGAGCAAAGCGACCTATTATTGAATTTAAACCAAACATTCAATTGTCCAATTTTGGAAGCCAATCGCAATTAAACGTTGATCACATTGATACAATTACTACAGATGCGTTTAGTGAAGCCGAAGGACAAATAGGATATTATGTTGATCAACATTTAGTTGAACAAGGTCAGCGTGTTATATTTGCCGCTGACACAGATCCGTTGGTTAGAGATAAGGTATACAAGGCAGAGTTTATTGATAACGATGGCACTTTTAGACTTCATTTTGCTGAAGTTGAAGACAGTCAAGTATATGAAAAAGATAGTGTTGTTGTTACTAATGGCGCAACTAATGCTGGCACAAGTTGGTATTATACAATTACTAACGGTGTTGGAGCATGGGTAAAAGCACAACAAAAAACGAAACTAAACCAAGCGCCCCTGTTTGACGTATTTGATAGTGAAGGCAGAAGTTTTTCTGATTCTACATATTATAACAGTGACTTTGTTGGAACAAAGATGTTTGGTTATAGTGTAGGTTCTGGGGCTAGTGATCCTGTTCTAGGATTTCCTTTAGAATATAGAAACGTTGCTGATCAAGGATATTACTTGTTTAACAACTATTATATGACTGACTCATTTACAAATTTAGTAAACGAGGTTAATTCTACAGTTTATACTAACTCTGGATTTTTAAAAGTTAACGATACAGAACAAAAATATCTTACAGTTTGGACCGAAGCAAAAGAGTATGTTATTCCAATTATCCAATACCAGGTAATTGAAGAAGCAACTAAAAATGTTGAAATTACCGCTATTAGAAATCCGGGATTTATTTCTCCTAATATTGAAGTATTTGTTAATAATAAAAAAGCCTTTAATGTAACTGACTATAGAGTATTGCCGTCTCGTGATAGATTATTTGTAACATTTAATAATTCTTTATCAGTTAACGACAATGTAACTTTTAAGATTTATTCTGGAGCAACTCCTACTGACACAGGATATTATGAAACATCTATTGGCTATACTAATAACCCATTAAACGGTCCTAACGGTCAATTTACTCTAAGTGAGTTAAGCGACCACGCAAAGTCTGCGGCTGATCGTCATCCCAATTTTGTTGGAGATTTCTTTGGCCATAATAATATCCGAGACATTCCAGATTTTAATCAATATGGCACACGTTTAATCACAAATAAAAACCCTTTAAGTTTTGCCAGTTATTTTGTTTGTGATCCTGAGCACGATGTTGTTAGATCTATAAGAAAAGTTAGTGGGCAATATAATCAATTTAAATTAACATTATTAAAAAATGCTTCTAGCCTTACACAAACATATACTCCTGCTGATGCGCTGGATGTTGTTTTACACAATGTAAATTTAACTCGCGATGGAAATTATCCCTATAGTGATAGTGATATGCTTCCGTATGGTGCTAATGTTATTACTAGAAATTATACTGTTTCTAATATTAGAAATAACGAATACTCGTTGCCCAACGGTGAATTTTCTTTAGACAAGTTAAATTCTAGAGGAGTGATAGTTTATCATACAAGCGTAAGCACCGGAGAAATAACACAACTTTTATATAAAAAGGATTATACATTTGATCCTTATCTTCCTATTGTAATTTTAAACATTGTCTTAACAAAAGGTGATACAATTACTGTTAAAGATTATGCCAGTACTGTAGGATGTTTTGTTCCGTTCACTCCGACTAAGTTAGGATTGTATCCAAAATTTGAACCACGTATGTATCTCGATGACACGTATGCCAATGGCCCTCAAATGGTTATTGAAGGACATGACGGAAGTATAACTCTAGCGTATGGAGACTTCCGAGACGATATTCTTTTAGAGTTTGAAAAACGTGTTTACAACAACATCAAAGTAGATTACAATCCAGATCTAATTGATATTAACTCGGTACTACCTGGTGTGTTCAGGAAGAGTAATTACGGTTATGCGGATGTAATGGGAATTTTAGAAAAAGAATTTCTAAAGTGGGCTGGCTTTTATGGTTTTGATTATGAGACAAACGAAACTATAGATGTTGATAATTCAAAAACATATAATTATTCTACAGCTAAGAATTTTACAATTAATCGCCGCATTCCAGGAAACTGGAGAGGTATTTACAGATATTTCTTTGACACTGATCGACCACATACTCATCCGTGGGAAATGTTGGGGTTCCCTGTTCAGCCAATGTGGTGGCAAGAAGTATATGGTCCTGCTCCGTACACATCTGATAACTTATTGTTGTGGCAAGATTTATCTGAAGGTAAGATTGCTGATCCGGCAGGAGAAACATATAACTCTATGTACTCTCGTCCTGGATTGTTAGAAATGATTCCAGTTGATAGTGCTGGAAATCTTTTAACTCCTGATAACGCAAATGTTGCAATAGGTGTTAACCCAATTCGTACAACTGATAGTTGGGTGTTTGGTGACGGCGGCCCAGTTGAGTCTGCGTGGAGAAGAAATAGTCTATGGCCGTTTGCCGTACAGATCTTATTGGCAACAACATTACCGGCAGATTATTTTAGTTTAATGTTTGACGTAAGTCGAATGAAAAAATCTGTTGCTGGACAATACGTTTATACAGATACTGGAACATTTTTAAATCCAACGCATTTATCAATTTACGGCGATGTGGTTAACGACGAAAAAGTCACTGCCGCGGGCTATAGTCCAATTCTTGTAGAAGTAGGAAAACAAGAACGTAAAAGTTTTATTAGTCAACTTAAAGAAGAACTTTCGTCTTTAAATTTACAACTATTACATAAAGCAGGCGGATTTTTATCTAAAGATAAACTAGAAATTATTATTGACTCTGTTAATCCTAGTACATCAAATCCTGGTGTTAGTTTAAATTCAGAAGACTATCAGATATTTTTAAATCAAGGAAATCCTGTACAAGTTGCCAGTATCTCGGGATTAATTGTTCAACGTACTACCGATGGATTTATTCTTAAGGGATATGATAAGACTTATCCGTATTTTACAATTTTTAATCCAGTATATACAACAACTGACTCTGCGCTTACAGTTGGTGGTAAGAGCGAGCCGTATGTAGAATGGCAATCCGGCGGCCAAGAGATTGATCGTCCTATTCAGGTTGGAGCAATTAACCCAACTGGCGCAAGATTTTATCAAACCGGACAAGTTGTGTATTATAATAATGGATGGTATAGAGTAAAGACCAGTCACACATCTGGATCTACATTTAATTCTAATTATTTTGTTCAGTTATCTAAGCTACCAGTTGACGGCGGAGTAAGTGTTATTAAGCCAAGAAGTTTTGAAACCGCTACATCGTTAGTTCCTTATGGTACAGTCTTTAAAACAGTACAAGAAGTGTATGATGTAATTGTTGGCTACGCTGAATGGTTATCTGTTCAAGGATTTGTATTTGACGAATATCAAGAAGATTTGTCACAGATTCTTGATTGGAATTATGCTTCAAAAGAATTCTTATATTGGTCTAGTCAAGGATGGGATACTGACAGTGTTATTACAATCAGTCCATTTGCTAATGCTCTTAAATTTAAGAGTGACAACGGAGTTGTTGACAATATATTAAATCGTTTTTATGAATATAGTATATTAAAAGCTGACGGCACAATTATGCCAAGCAATCAAATTAGTATGCAACGTCTTGACAATGTGTTTACTATTAAAACAGTTAACACACGTGATGGCATTTATTTTGCCCAATTGAATATTGTACAAAAAGAGCACAACATTATTCTTAATAATGCTAGTTACTTTAATGACATTATCTATGACATTGAGTCGGGCTATCGTCAACGTAGAATTAAATTAAAAGGTTTCCGTACTGCCGAGTGGACTGGAAGTTTAAACAGTCCCGGATTTATCTATGATGAAGCAAAAATAACTGACTGGTCTGCGTACACAGATTATGACGCAGGAGATGTTGTAAGATACAACGGAACATATTATAGCGCAATTAATTCAGAAGCAGGTAAATCTACATTTAATTTTACACAATGGCAAGTGTTAGGTAATAAACCAGTTGCTGATCTATTACCAAACTTTGATTTAAAAATTAATCAGTTTGAAGATTTTTACAGCACAGATATTGATAACTTTGATATTGCTCAACAAAAACTAAGTCAGCATTTAATTGGGTATAGTCCACGAACTTACCTTGACAATATTTTTACTGATCAAACTACTCAGTATAAATTTTATCAAGGATTTATAAAAGAAAAAGGAACACGTAATACAATTAATCGACTGGATAAGGCCAGCCTTGTCAGTTTAGAAACTAGCATTGATTTTAATGAAGAGTGGGCATTTAGAACAGGTGCCTATGGCGCCTATGCCACAGAACAAATTTTAGAATTTGAACTAAATGAAGAAAAATTTAAAGAGAATCCTCAGATAGTTAGTTTTGTAAGTCAACGTCCTATTAATCCTACTGACTTTTTATTATACAAAACAGAAAGTGATTTGTTAATCAAACCTGAGTTTTATAACAACGCACCGTTCTCTACAACAACACTTGATGAATTACCAACAGAAACAATTCTACCGACAGCAGGGTATGTTCGCTTAGATGACATTACTGCAACAGCATTTAGCAAGTCTAGTCTGCTTGACATTGCTAACAACCGCGCATTAAATGATGGAGACACTATTTGGTTAGGGTTCCGAGATGATAAAGATTGGGATGTGTATCGTTATACATTGCTAACTCCTAGAGTTATTGACGCAGTTCTTACAATTCCCGGAACTGAGTTAACAATTACAACAGACGTTCCGCATGATTTAAATCCAGGAGATTTAATTTCAATTAGTCAATTTGGTACTGAAATTAATGGAGTGTATCAAGTTTCAGTTGTATCTGATTATAATGTAATTAAAGTTCGCACAACATTAACAGGAATGTCAACAACGTTTGTTCCTAGTGTTGGATTGCTTTTCATGTTTAACTCTGCCAGACACGAAAATCTTGACGCCCTTGCTGATAACAAAGTCCTCAAGCATTATGTATTTGGAGAAAAAGTTTGGGTAGATAACAATGGAAATGATCAATGGTCAGTGTATGAAAAAATTGATGCGTATGACCGATTCACATTTACCAATACTGAAGTTGGAGTTTTAACTACTCGCAATCAACAGTTCGGATACAGTATCTCTTCAAACACTGATGGTAACTTTGTTATTGTTGGATCTCCATACTATAAAACTACAGTAGGATATACCGGCGGCGAAGTAGTTGTTTATAAAAAGTTTGGAAGTGATGCTAACCAATTAGTTAAATTAATATCTATTCCTATAACATTAACAGGTGGTACCGATACTTCGGAATTTGGCTATTGCTCTACCTCCGTGTACGATAGCGATGCTAATACATTAGACATAATTGTTGGAGCACCGGGATTTGCATCTAACAACGGCATGGTTCAGATATCTACATTAAATTTAAGTGACAATACAATCTCTGGAACAACTACATTAACTAATCCCTCAGGACCTCCAGCTCCGGTTAGATTTGGTTCTGCTGTTTGTATGCGCGACAAAAAATTATATGTAGGTTCTCCGGGCCACAGTAATTTAGAAGGTCGTGTATTTGTATACGACTTTAATAATCTTTCACTAGTGCCTACTGTTCTTTACTCTCCTGGACTAACTTCCGGAAGTGCGTTTGGTACAAGTATTACATCTAGCAAAGACGGTGTGCATTATGCTGTCGGCGCCCCCGGAAGTAATAACGTATATGTTTATTATGGTGACAATGTTTCCATAATTCAAGATATTATATCACCCGATAACGATGGTAATTTTGGCGAACAAGTGTTGATTGACGATACTGGTGCTACACTTTTTATATCAGCACCCGATATGCAATGTGTGTATGTATATGTATTATTAAATGCAAGTTCAACTGACTATGTACCATTACAAACAATCAAAGCACCAAATCTTTCAACAGATACAAGGTTTGGTGTTTCTCTAGCCTACAATAACAATACTTTAATTATTGGTACACAAGGGCAAGGCATTGATAGGGGACTAACATTTGATCGTTCTCTTAATGCTAATACTAAAACAACATTTGATAGTAAGACTACAGTATTTGCTGGAAATATAGAATCATCTGGGTCAGTATATGTTTATAATAAATTAGATACTAAGTTTGTACTTGGTCAAAGTTTAAACAACGATGTAGTCCTTGACAACGACGGATATGGGCTAGCAGTATCGGCACTAGATGATGCGGTGCTAGTTGGTGCTCCGGGGTCTGCTGAAAAGGGTAAAGTCTATGTATTCAATGGATCAGATATTTCTTGGAGTCAATTAAGAGTTCAAGAGCCAGTTGTTGATGTAAGAAAAGTAAATCGAATCTTTACTATTGACAGTAAAGAAGAACAAGTATTGGACTACTTAGAAATTATTGATCCTATCAAAGGACGTATTCCTGGTATTGCTGATCAAGAAATTAAATTTAAAACTGTATTTGACCCTGCTGTGTATTCTATAGGTATTACAGGAACAGTTAATGATACAAACACAAACTGGTTAGATGACCATGTTGGCGAATTATGGTGGGATCTAAGTAGTATCAAATATGTCCAGTATGAGCAAGGTGACTTAGAATTCCGTAGAAACAACTGGGGCAAACTATTCCCAGGATGTACAGTGGACATTTATGAATGGGTCAAGTCTAAGTATTTGCCTAGTCAATGGGCTGCACTAGCAGATACCAACGAAGGGCTAGCACAGGGTGTTAGCGGGCAACCTAAGTTTTCTGACAATAGTGTTATCAGTATTAAACAGGTCTACAACCCTGTAAGCAATAATTTTGCCAATGTATATTATTTCTGGGTTAAGAATAAAATAAACTTGCCTTCTAATCCTGAAAGACGATTAAGTGCTTTTGAAACTGCAAACTTAATTGTTGATCCTAAGGCACAGGGTATTAAGTATGCTTCTGTAATTTCAGAGTCTGCGTTAATGTTAACCAACATCAAGCCTACGCTAAAAGATTCAAGAATTCACTTGTCAGTTGAGATGGATACACTGGGCTCCGATATTAACAAACATACAGAGTGGTTAATTTTAAGAGAGAATGATCCAAGAAGTACATTGTCAATTGATAGTCCTTTATTACAAAAATTAATTGACAGCTATATAGGAAGAGACCGATTAGGAAATCCTGTTCCGGATCCAGCATTGCCTGATAGATTAAAATACGGTGTAGGAATTCGTCCTCGCCAAAGTATGTTTGTTGATCGTATTGGCGCAATTCGTAGTCTTATTGAATATCTCAACAGTATCTTTACTCGGCACTTGGTTAACGAAGAAAACTATAACTTTGAAAAACTCTATGCGTCTGAGCAATACCCAGATGCTTCGGATGGCGAATATGATGTTCTAGTAGAAGATAATATTGAAAAGGATGCAATTGCTACACGTTACTGGCGTCAGGCAAAATTTAATTTCATTCTTAAGAATGGAAGAATTCGTGACATTGAAATTACAGATCCAGGATTTGGCTACGGAAAATTTTCTGGAATTAGCACAGATGAGTTTGGAAATTTCATAACATGGAAAGGCCCTGTTGTCAATTTCTTAGGTGACGGCACCGGCGCAAAAGTTCAAACTATAATTGATATATCAGGTAGCATTATTGGTGTACGTATTGTTTCTAAGGGCAACGGCTATAATAATCTAATTGGCACAGCAAGACCGCATAGAGTTATTGTAAATCTTGATGATACAGTTGCCAATCGATGGAGCAAATACGAGTGGGATTATACTACTAAAACATGGACTCGCGTTCAGACATCTAGTTTTGATGTTACAAATTATTGGAAGTACATCGACTGGAGTGCTCCAGGATTTGTGCCACAACGAACTATAGTTAAAACACTACAATACACATATCAACTACCTATCATTTCTGTAAACGAAGGTAGTTACGTGAGAATTGATAATCCTGGCGATAACAAGTATATTATACTTCAGAAGCTAGCATTGTCTAATCAGCCGGGCACATTTAATCGAGAGTACAATATTGTATTCAAAGAAAAAGGAACAATTCAATTCTTAGATACATTGTGGAACAACAATACAAACAATTACGGATTTGACAGTGCGGCATCGTGGGACCAAACTCCTTTCAGTCAAAGTAATGAAAAAGAACTTGAGTACATTACTTCTGCTTTAGTTGTTGATATCTTAAATGATGATTTGCAAATTTATAACAACAAGTTATGGTTTAAGGCTGTTAAGTATGCCCTAACAGAACAAAAATTCTTAGACTGGGCCTTTAAAACTAGCTTTATCTTTATCAATCACAATGCCGGTGCGTTAGATCAACGTCCAACATATAAACTTCAAAATACAAGTTATTATGAAAGTTATATTAACGAAACTAAACCTTATCATACTAAGATAAGAACATTCCAAAGTAATTACACAGCATCTGAATTTACATCAGTAGTTCCTACTGACTTTGACATGCCTAGTTACTACAATACAGAAACTAAGAGTTTCTCTGTAGTATCGTTTGGCTCTCCTCAGCTATTACAACAGCCTTATAAGAACTGGTATAACAATTATACATTTACAGTTTCTAATGCGTTGATATACAGTGGTGGCAGCGGATATAGAACAGCACCAGAAGTTAAAATTGTCAGTGCCTATGGCGATCCAGGGTTTGGAGCAACTGCCGAAGCATTTATTTCTCTAGGTGAAGTTACTGATATTCGTATTACAAATCCTGGACAAGGATACTTATGTGCCCCGAGTGTTGAATTTGTTGGCGGCGGAAATGTAAACGTAGTACCAGCAAGAGCAGTTGCTAGAATTGCCAATAACAAAGTAAGAACTAACAAGCTTCATATTAAACTTGATCGAGTGAGTGGTTATAATGAGATTGGAGAAAAACGAACTCTTGACACCTTCATTGGAGATGACAGTACTCGTGAATTTTACCTTACTTGGTATCCAGAATCTAATATTGAAAACTTTACAGTTAAAATCAATGGTATTTTAGTATTGCCTAACACATATACCTTAGAAAACTATACAGAAACTGACGGGTATACTAAGAAGCGTTCTAAGATAATTTTAGGCGTAGTTCCTAAAAATAAAGATGTTGTTACTGTAGCATATAATAAACATCTATCAATATACAATGCTGTTGACCGTATTCGTGACTACTATCAACCAGTAGCAGGCATGCCAGGTAACACAGCAACAATGTTAATGAGTGGATTAGAATATCCAGGAGTAACAGTTGACACCTTGCCTTTCCGTAACTCTGCGGGCTGGGATACAACTGGCTGGGCATCTAGCACATGGGATGATTATTCTCTAACTGCTGGATATCATAGCACTTACGGGTCTGATGTAACTACGTCATACACATTGCCATATATTCCTGCTGTTGGACAAAAACTTACAATTTACACAACTGACAATGTAAATGGTACTGTTGTTACAAGACGAATTGACGATCCATATTATGGAACTACAGCATCAACTAACATATACGCTACTACTTCTACATTCATCGGTAACGGAATAAAGAATACTGTTAATGTTGGCACATTACTATCAACTGATACTATTGTTGACTTTAGATTAACAACAGACGATGGTTCAGTTACTCCGTCTGATCTTGACATTGACACATACATTGATGGTGGAACTGTTGACAAGAGAATTGCTAGAACTCTAGACGATCCAAGAAATAACAGTATTGCCGGAATCAATATCGACGGAGACGGATTTGTTACTCCCGACAATAGCCACGGTCCAGAAGAAAACTTGCCAGGGCGTGTGAGCGACACGTTGGGCATTAGTGTTTATACAAGACCTGCTACAAGTTCAGCAACAATTTCATCGAGAAAATATATTGCCGACGGATCAAATTATGTATTTGATATCGGAGTTAGACCAGCATCTACTGCTAGTGTACAGGTGTTGTTAGGTAACACGCCAATGACATGGAATCTTGATTATCTAGTAGACTTTAATACTAATCAACTTAATGTGTTTACCGTTACCAACGTTGTAAGCACAACAACAGACGTTACTGGTCCTTATTATACTAAGACTGTTATTGGTCCTCGTAGAGAAGGTAACTTTGAAAATATCATACAGGACACTGGCGGTAACGTTGACGACTTCTATCAAGGGCCATACCCAATTGGCTTTGAATGGAATATGTTTGGAACAAAGTTTACAGAACTATACGTAGGAACAAACGGCTACTTGACATTTGGTGGCGGCACAGGATTGTATACACCTGTGGCTGTTGGAGTTCTTCCGTTTCCAGCAATCTATGCCGAGTATACTGACTTATGGCAGGGATACGGCGTAAACGGCCAACCTTTAGAAACTGGTGAAGAACCGGGTATCTTTAGAGCTACCGGTACTATTGGTAATTTTAAATATTGGCGTATGAGATTCCAAGGTAGTCATTATGTAAAACGAAATGACACTCCTACAATTCCTGCGTACGATTATGAATGTACCTTATACAGTGACGGAACTAATCAATATGTTGAAACAATTTATGAAACGTTGTTCACTGGCCCTGGAACAGGATCAGACATTGGTTCAGTATTTGGTATTGCCAATGCCGGAACAATCGGTAATCCTGGAGCAGGGGTCATTGTAAGTCCATCGCAGATTGCTAACAACACTAGCCACGTATTCTATAGTACTAAGAATGGCGGTGATTGGAAGTACGCCGGCAAGGGAAGTTTTGACCCGTTCAAACCTCAAGGGTTAGTACAAACAATATCTACATCAACTCCGCAAGTATTATCAATTACTAGTGTGGGCGTTGGCGGAACAAGAATGTTAGAATCAAGTTCTGTTACAATTACTGGAAGAGAATTATCTTTTACAGAGTTTGAATTTGAATCTGAATACACTACTATTCAAAGTGAATATGTTACTTTGAATGGCGTTAGTATTACAAACTATATTAAGAAAACTTCTAAAAATAGAGGTCGTATAGTTATTGAATTACCTAATGAATTATCTATTGGAGATGTATTACAAGTGTGGTTCTTTGCCGCACCAGTTAAGGCTTTCAATGAAGTTAATGAACAAGTTTTTGCTAACCTAAGTAACAAGGAACGTATATTTAAACTAGAGCCTGCTCCGGGTAAACTAGCACCACTACACAATCAAGCGATTGTTACATACGATGGTAGAAGATTGTTACCGCCTGATATTGTTTATTATGTTGTTGCTAACAATCAAAAGACATATCCAGTTATTCGAGGAATTGACTATGGTACTGTTAGTGCTAACGATGTTGAAGTTTATGTAAACGGAGTCAAGAGATTTGTAGGCAAAGATTATCAGTTTAGAGAAATTAAAGGAACAATTTCTTTTAAAGCTGGAAAAATAGTAAACGGCGATGCTATTGCTATTGTTATCCTTGCTGGCCACGAATACGAGATTAACGAAACTGCTAACGGAACATACTTGACATTAATGCGTAATGTTGAACAAACTGGTAATGACACATTGCGAGTTACAACATACAATAATCATGACGGATTGGGAATTAGAAAAGAAAGATTTAGTGGAAACTCTAGTGGACGTTATCTGTTAAGTAGAGCGGCTCTTAATACTGATTATGTTTGGGTAGAACTAAACGGACGTCCGTTAATTAATGAAGAAGATTATAAACTTGATTCAGATCGCATGACAGTACGTTTAAATGTTTCTCTAGCAGAAACTGACGACGTAGTTATAACATCGTTTGACTACGGTAGTCACGACCTAATTGGATTTAGAATGTTCTACGATAATTTTGGTCGTACACATTACAAACGATTAAGCGGAGCAAACGTAACTGAACTAATAGCCGATCTAAATCCTAGTGATGAAAGCATCAGTGTACTAGATGCTGATAAACTAACACCTCCTGATTTAGTTAATCGCATACCAGGAGTGATATTAGTTGACGGCGAACGAATTGAGTTCTATCAAATGATAGGCAATCGTTTAACACAATTAAAACGCGGAGCATTGGGAACAGGCATTAAAGATCAACACGTTGCCGGATCTTCAGTACTTGATCAAGGTATTAATCAAACTATTAGAATTAAAGATACGCCTAAAACTATCAATATTTCAACAACTGTTACAAGCACTACATCAAGTTTTGACGTTGTATCAAGTCCTGAAATCCCAGATTCTTCAGTTACAGTTTCTACAACTACATTCACATCTGTAGTTACAAGAAGTTATATTGATCAAGGAGCAATATTAGACTATACATTTGATTTAGTTAATGCAGTTAACTATACAACATTTTTATCTTTTAACTCCGATACAAACTATCTATGGGCAGGAAACAATCCTACAGCAGGTGAGGTAAAATGGTTAGCTATTTCGGAAGACAGTATTGGTAATAAACCAAGAGCCAATACTTCTTGGTTTACAAGACTTCAGACTCAGGTAGCAAATCGAACATCTGGTACAATATCGTTAGTAGCAGGTCCTGTTGTATTTGATGTTAATGCTCTTTATAACGGATACAAAAAAGAATACGAGACAGCGTTTGGGATTCCATTGTTTGGCCCTCGATTTGTTAAGAACTCACAAGGTACAACTTCGACTGTTTGGTATATAAACGTGACAGCTACGATCAATCCGGGATATACATTTGTGCCTGGAAGCGCAGTTAAATTGTTATGGCAAAATGTTTCAGATGCGTATGTTTTAAATGTACCCCGTACTGTAGTTACTACAAAACTTATTCCGGGAAAGCGTCAAGTTACAACGTCAACACAGATTTCTACTACCGGTACATCAATTTGGGAACTAACAGGTATTCCGTTTAGCGGTAGCGAAAACGACTTGTCTCGTCAGGCCAGTGTATATTACCAAGGTCGTATGTTGAAACATTCGTTATCAGAAATGCGTAAACAAGGTACGTTGACATACGACAGTGGAGAAGTAACAAGTCAGGGCGTGTTCGGAGACCCAATTGTCAGTGATGAATATAGAATTAAACGTTACAATGATCGATATTTCTTAGAATTATTTGTTCCACTAGATCCTACTTTTATTGACAACACTGGCGTTTCAAAGCAAATGGAATCAATAGTTAGGGTTGTTTATAGAGGAACTGAGATTTGGTATGATATTAGTAGCGACAAGTCGCTAGTTGATCAGACTACTGAACAAGTTAGGTTCCTACGAGCAAGCCCTGCTAGATTGCCAGATAAATATCTATACGGACAAAATACAGATTCACAACCTGTGCTAGTTACAGAACTCGGTGACACCATCGATACCGAAAGCGGAGAACCTTTTGTAGGCGAATAATATGGCAAGAATATCAGATTTAACAACAAGCACTAACCCGTCAAATGCGGCTGTTATGCCTATTTTAGACGGCGGCACAAACTATAAATTAAGCATCGGTACACTAAAGAATACACTGGCTAGTCAACTTAAAGGACCGACAGGATCAACTGGTTTAACAGGGCCTGTGGGTAATCCAGGTGCTACAGGAGTTAAAGGTTCCACAGGAAATGATGGCGCAACCGGGTCTACAGGACCACAAGGACCACAAGGGACTCCGGGTACTGCTGTTGCTGTTGGGGGCACAGGACCAGACGGAGCAACAGGCGCAACTGGCCCGCAAGGTGCTACTGGGTTAGGTGCCAGGGGTTCTACTGGTGTTCAAGGACAAGCAGGTGCTACTGGCGCTACTGGCAGAGGATCAACTGGTGCTACAGGACCAAGTGGTTCTCAAGGAGCAACTGGATTAGATGGATTATATGCGGCACAGGGAGCAACTGGGTCCACTGGTCCTCAAGGACAATCAGGATTACAGGGAGCAACAGGGGCTACTGGAACACAAGGTCCTATTGGAAATACTGGTTCTACCGGAATACGAGGTTCTACTGGTGTAACCGGATCTCAAGGTGCTACTGGATTAGACGGACTATTTGCAGGTCAGGGCGCAACAGGTGCTGCCGGAGCAACAGGTCCCCAGGGCAACACGGGTGCTACTGGCGCAGGAGCAACAGGTGCGTCTGGACCAACAGGAGCAACTGGCGCAGGAGGACCTGAAGGTATTATGGGAGCAACTGGCCCATCTGGAGTAGGTGCCACCGGCGCATCGGGCTCGGCTGGACTTAATGGCGCAACTGGCGCAACTGGCGTTCAAGGGGCAACTGGCCCATCTGGAGTAGGTGCTACTGGTGCTACCGGAGTTCAAGGACTAAGTGGCGCAAGAGTGTATACAGTGACAAACAGCGGATCTTCGGCCTATGTTATTGATGGATCCAATGATCCAACGTTATTCTTACTACGCGGATTTACTTATACGTTTAGTGTAAACGCATCAGGACATCCATTTTGGATCAAAACTGCCCAATCTACTGGAACTGGCGATGCTTATAGTTCTGGTGTAACTAACAACGGAGCCCAGTCTGGAACTATAACTTTTGCAGTTCCGTATAATGCTCCTAGTACCCTATATTATATTTGTCAGTTCCATTCAGCAATGGTAGGTACAATTAATATTGGTGATGTTTCTCCTCAAGGAGCAACAGGTGTTCAAGGATCTACTGGCCCGGCAGGAGCAACCGGAGCAGCCGGCTCTAGTGGCGCAACCGGCGCAATGGTCATTACCGGAAACACGTATACAGTACAGACATTGTATGTAAGTACACTAACTGTAAGTACTGTTGGAATTACTACAGTACAAAGTGGAAACGATCTAGCACTTAAAGCCGCTGGGCAAATTACAACTAACGCCCCGTTTGTATTAACTAACGCAACTACAGCACAATTATCGGCACTTGGCGGCATTACACAGCGAGGAGCAATGGTTTATGTAACTGATGCGTCTGGCGGAGCACAACCTTGTTTCTTTAATGGTACTAATTGGTTTACAGTAAATGGAAGAACACAGATCGCCTAATTTTATAAGAATAAATAGCACTATGACTAATGATGAGAACAAAATGCCAGTACAACAACCTCAACCTAGCTCGGATTTAAATGAATCCGGAGCCGTAAAACTACAGGGTCACATCAAGATTTTTGATCCCGAAACTAAGCACGTCTATGTCGACAAGCGTAATGCTATTCATTATGAAAACTTTAGCCTTGCTTTGGTAAGAAGTATTGGTAATCTTGGCAGTGGCTTTATTACTGAAATGGTTTTTGGAAACGGTGGAAGTCGTATTGATCCCACTGGGATTATCACTTATCTAACTCCTAACACCCTGGGGCAAAATAGTCAACTTTATAATCAAACTTACTACAAAAACGTCGATGCATCCAGTGTTTTAGACCTGGATCCGACACGAAACTTCATGGAAGCACGTCATGTATCGGGAGCCACTTATAGTGACCTATTAGTTAGTTGTCTGTTAGATTTCGGTGAACCAAGCGGACAATTGGCGTTTGATACAGGTACAAACTTATCAAATGATTTTATTTTTGATGAATTGGGTTTGAAGGCTTATAGTACTGATGGAGCAAACTCGGGGCCGTTATTAACTCATGTTATCTTTCACCCTGTTCAAAAATCATTAAATCGTTTAATTCAAATTGACTACACAATCCGTATTCAAAGTATTAGCGGAGTAGGAGCATAAGATGGCCGATTATATCACCCTTTACAAATATAATGTTGCCAAACTTAGCGAAGCAATTATTGTTCGTGACGGCAAAACTAATGACACTGATACAAGTTTAACCTTTATTGGTAAGGGTGCTCCAAGTTTTGGTATTTCTGTTAACCAAGACTTTTTATACCTATTAGAAAATTTTGCCAACATATCTCCTCCACTTCATCCTACCGAAGGCCAGTTGTGGTATGATAGTTCTAACGATACACTTACTGGAAAAAAATTAAAAGTATTTGACAGTACCGTATGGAAACCTATTAATGGTGTTTGGCAACAAGACAGTCCTCCTGAAACTCCCGAACGCGGCGACATTTGGGTTAACACAGCTAACGCTCAATTGTACATTAGAACATTAAGCGGTTGGACCTTAGTAGGCCCGACATATAGTAATGTTCTTAAAACTGGTAGCTATGCTGACGAAATTAAAGATAATCTTGGAGGAACACACAGGGTTATTAAAAATTACATTGATGACAATGTTGTAGAAATTATTGCCAGTGATACATTTTATCCTCAACCTCCTATAAGTGGATTTGCTGACGGCCTTCATCCTGGAGTCAACCTTAGTTCAACCTATAACGGAAAATTAAATGCTACAGCTACTACAGCAGACGCTTTAAATTTAGCAGACGGTACAACAATTACTGGAGATAGTTTAGTAAAGACTACTGGCGATAGTACAATTAATGCTAGATTGTATATTAAGGAACTAGCAGTAGGCAAGGCATCTAGTAACGGAACAACTACTCCGTGGATTATGAACATGGCTGATAACGGATATCAGGCCAATTTACAAAATCCTATTCCGGGTGGTAAGTTTGTATTCCAAACAACTACATTAGAAAGTAACGGAAGTCTTCCTGTTAACGTACTAACAATTGACGGAGCGTCGTCTGGTGTTGGTATTAATTTAAAATCAACCGAGAATCCTAAAGCAGAATTAGATGTAAATGGAAGTGTTAAAGTAGCAAACTCTTTAACTATTACTTCTTCGACTGTTGCCCTTAATGTAACTAAAGGTATTTCTTACTTTAAAAACATTGTATCATCTGGGTCTAGTACATTTAGTACAAGCACATTTGTTAATACAATGTATATTGGAACACAGGATTGGCCAATTAGTACTCCGGGAATTTTACCCGTTGGGACAGGTAATAACGCCCCAAACATTGGTTCTGAAACTAATCCTTTTGGGATAGTATATTCCAAGGTATTTGCCGGACCTCCAATTGTACCAGGGTCAGTAACAGGAACAGATTCATCAGGTAGATTAACTATTAGCAACGCAGGAGGGCTATCTTCAGGCGATCCTATTATTTTTAGTCATACTTCGGTTACTGGAATAGTAACTCAAACAACTCCCCCGGCTGTTAACACAATCTCTTTAAGTTCTAAAGTTGGGTTATCGGTTGGAATGCCTATTAAATTTACATTTAGTTCTTCAAGCACAACATTAATTCAAACTTTTGCATCAACAGATGCTGGTAGACCAAATTATGTTCAACTTGGCGATACTACTGGATTTGCCATTGGAATGAGTATTGTTCCGAGTAATAGTATCGGTGGGCTAGTTGGCGGACAGACATATTATATTCAAAGTATTCAAACAGGCAATTGTGTAACGGTGTCTGCTACTCCGGGATCGTCATCGTTAACATTAACAGCAGGATCTGGTAGCTACACCGCTGCCATAGGTAGTGTACTCGGCGGATTAGTTTCGGGTACAACTTACTATATTAAATCTATTGACCCTGCTCTTCCAAAGATTACTATTAGCGCATCATATAATGGCACTATATTAGCGTTGGGATCAAGTATTAATATTCCTGGTCCTAATGGTGTAACATATAATGCGGGAGGCCCAAATGCTCTAGGATTAGGAAGTAATGTAATTTATTATATTTTAAGAGTTTATGATATCAATACTATTGCGGTATCTGATTCTCAAGCTAATGTTCAATTGAACACACCTATATCTTTAAACGCAAGTAGAAGCGTTACTGGCGTAACATATCAAGGTGGTACAAAATTAGAAAACACTTTTGTTGGAAATTTAACTGGTGGAGCTACAAGATTAACAAACAGTTCAACTTGGAGTATTACCGGTCAAGTATCTGCCGCAGGTTTTGTTTACGCAGGTGAAGCAGGGTTAAAAACATTCACAGCTAGTCTTACAAATTCCGCAGTAGCTGGTCAGGCTTCAGCAACCACAGTAGCTGATAATGATACATTCTTAATGTCTCAAACTGCTACTGGTGCCTTGAGAAAAACAACTAAAAATGACCTATTAAAAGATCTAGCAGAATACAAAGTTCCAACTGGTGCTGTTATGCCTTATGCAGGCCCTGTAGACAATACACCGCAAGGTTGGTTGTTATGTGACGGATCATTAGTTGACGCAGGATATTTTCCAAACTTATTCAATGCTATCAAATACGTATACGGAAAGGGCTCAGTTACAAGTCAGTTTAGACTTCCAGATTTAAGATCTAGAGTTATTATGGGATATGACAACATGACCAATGCTGAAACAGTTAACGGTCAAGCGGCATTAGTACCGGCAGCACCAAGTAATTCTGGGGTAGGCAGGACTTCAAATGTACACGCTGAGTATGCTCAATCATATGCGTTAGGATCTACAGGACCTATAACTGGTCAAATAAATGCTAGTGGTAGCACAGGATTTGCTTATAGCACTTCAACTAATGCGGCATCAAATACCGCGTTACATTTTCACGCATTGAATTACATTATAAAGACATAAGACTATGGCATATACAATCAAATATAGTAACGGTAGAGTGTTAGCACTATTAGCAGATCAGTCTGCTGATAGTATTTCAACAAGTTTAACATTAGTCGGTAAGAATTCTAATGCCTACGGTGAATCAATTAATAATAATTTTGTTCACCTATTAGAAAATTTTGCCAAACGAACTGCTCCGCCTAGTCCACTATCTGGACAGTTATGGTATGACACCGCTCAAGGGCAATTGAAAGTTTATTCTAATAATTTATGGAAACCGGTAGGCAGTCCAGTTATCAGTGCAACACAGCCATCTACACTAATTGGTGGAGAATTTTGGTTTGATACTTCTGCCCAAAAGTTATGGTATTATAACGGAGTTTCATTAGTTGATCTAGCTAAACCTTATAGTGACTTTGACGGAAAGACTGGAGCGATTGTAGAAACTGTAGTAGAAAGTTCTACCAATACGCTACGCCCCATTATTAATTTTTATACAAATGGTGTATTAATTGGTTGGGCAAGCGATATTGAAATTCCTTTAAACATAGCATCAAATCCGTTACATATTTCTTCTACAAGTACAATTAGAAAAGGATTTACACTAGCGTCAACAATTAGTGGAACAAAATTCTACGGAACTGCTACAAGTGCTGATAGTTTATCTGGATTCTCTGCTGATCAGGTATTTAAAAAGTATCTTACAACAAGTTCTGATTATCAAATGGAATATACTTACGGATCCGTGGAAATATACAATCCTGAAGGTCTTGGTATTGGCCCTGGGTTAGTAACTGGCGGTACTGGTACAGTATTTAGAATTTACTCTCCTTCAAATGATACAATTTTATTAAACACTGATGCCGGCGCAAAAACATTTATTCGATACACTACACAGACCGGCGTAACTCAAACTCAAAAGAATGCTATCATGATTGATAGTGTTAACAATGGACTTGGGTTATTTACAGCAACCGTGGCTTCTAATAAAGTTGAGATACATAAAGACGTTGATATCTACGGAGATTTAAATGTTAAGGGATCAACAAATTACATTGAAGTTGATGTAATTAGAGCAAACGGAAAACAAATTTTAATTGGAACAGGGCAACCGGCAACTGATTCTGGTATTAACGGCTCGGGTATTTTAATTGATAACCCCGGAAGTACAAACCATTACTTGTTATATCAAGGAACACTAGCATCGGGCAGATGGACCACTAACGACGGATTAAAAGTTGGCGCAGACATTTATTTAGGCGATAACAAAGTATTAGGAACAGACGGCGCATTAGGTAATGCTGTCTTATACGCTCCGTATTTGAGAACTATTGGTAGTCCCGGCATATCTGGTTTAGATTTGTTAACTATTGGTGATATATCTTGGTCCGATAGTACACACGCTGCAAGTCAGTTAATACTAACAACTGGCACAATTAAATCAACTGGACCGCTTTATATCGAGCCGGGCAGTCTTGGCGGATACAATAAGTATATCAGTTTTAATAATAGCGGTCTGTTTAATGTTGCTGAACCAAATCTTGGATACATTACTGATCAAAACGATGTTGAAAATAAACGTGCAGTTAATAAACGATATGTAGATAACGCTCTAGCAAGTGCTCTGGGCGATTATGGTCGTAAGACACATGCATTGTCTATGGATGTAACTGGATTTACTAATGTCAATGCGTCAGTTAAAAATTATTTAGATATTCTATTGCCAGTAGACGGCGGCGATGTAAAATACTATGCTCAGCCTCCAGGAACACGAGCCGCAGTTTTATGTTCTACATACGTTGCGTCTAGTGCTACATTTATATTAGACCTAAGCGAAAATAAAATTCCTTATTCGTATACTGTAACAAGCACAAATACAGTTACAAGTATTACAACATCATTTAATACAGCAACTACTATAGTAACTGACGTTGCTGGCCTAGTAACAGTCACTGGTCCGTTACCGACATGTAATTATACCAGTAAATTGTTCCAAGTTATTTCAAATGACGGATCGATTAATGTTACAGAGACTGCTCAATATGTTATTCATACAGGCACCTCTTTAGTCATTGACAGCACAGCAGGAATTGGAGCAGGAGCCGTAATAAGCGGTAACGGCTATTCTCAGGGACAGATTGTAACTGAAATTTTAAGTACAAACACACTTGTTACTAGCTATGGTCCAAATGGAATACCTAGCAATGCCGGAGTAATAACGTTTACAATGGTACCGGGATTTAAAGGTTGGGTCTATATTAAAGACCTGTGAACTTAATATAAAGGAAAGAATTAATTATGCCATACAGTTTAAAGACCTATGATGGAACAAGTCTAGTAACTATTGCCGATGGATCAGTAGACGATCAGGTATCAACTAGTCTGTTTCTTATTGGTAAGAATGTTACAAGTTATGGAACTAGGCAAAATGAAAACTTTCTTTATCTACTAGAAAATTTTGCCAGTACTACTGCCCCAGAACATAAAATGATCGGGCAAACTTGGTTTGATAAAAGCGCAAATAGTTTAAAAGTTTATGACGGGACCATATGGAGAGGGTTAGCAGTTTCTCAAACATCAGCAACACAGCCTACTAATTTAAAGTTAGGTGATTTTTGGTTTGATTCTGCTAATAAACAAATATGGGTTAAAACTTCAGCAACTGCTGAGGAATTTATTTTAGTTGGCCCAGAAGTTACAACCGGATTTGGTGTTACTAAATTAGTTTCTAAAAGTATTAAAGACATTAATGATACTGCTCATGCTGTAATCAACATCTCAGTTGACAACGATGTACTGGGCATATATTCAAAAGATGCATTTTCTATAGGTGGTAATGAGGCAGAATTTGCTTCAGGATTTACTAGCTTAGTTAGGGGATTAACTTTAAAAGACGGTGCGTCAATTAGAGGACTTGATATTCCTAGTCGTACTAATGCTGAAACAATTAATACTCAATGGAATTTTTCAAGCGGTATTAAACTAGGATCTAACAGCTCTGTTGCATCTGATTCAAATGGCAACTTAGTTTTAAATTCTGGAGTCAACAATGTTATTGTAAACGGAACTAGTCTAGTTCCGTATAGTGTTAATACTACAGTTGGTAGTAATTTACAACCGTTTGATGCTGTATACACTAATGCTGTTACATCAGGATCTGCCTTAAAAGAATTAGAATTCTTAGGCGATATTGTTGTTGGTACAAATAGTAAAGTAAGACCATTTAACGATAACAATGTTATCTTAGGGTCAACTGCTTCAAGGTGGAAAAACTTTTTTACATATCAAGTATCATCAGGTAACGAAACTAATATAGGAACACTAGAGGGTGATTGGAGATTAACTACAAACAGTAAATTAACTTCACGATATCTTAGTACAATTTTTTTAACATCTGGAAGCGTACCTGCTGTAGGAACAATTCAAGGACAATGGCTATTAGGTAGTGGAAGTACATGGCAAGCTACAGCATTAATTGACGGGAACGGAAATACTTTCTTACCAGATGAAAATGCCACAATTAATACTATTGCTAAACGTACAGGTACAGGACAGATTAAAGCAACAGAATTTTTAGGTCCTCTAAGGGGAGCAGTTACTGGAGATGTTACCGGTAACATTACAGGTAATACATCTGGTACACATACAGGACCTGTAGTGGGTAACGTAACAGGTAATCTTGTAGGCAACACAGCCGGTACACATACAGGACCTGTTGTAGGTAATATTACAGGTAATATTTCGGGGAATGTAACAGGTAATACAGTCGGTACACATACAGGACCTGTTGTAGGTGCTGTAACAGGTAACGTAACAGGTAATCTTGTAGGCAACACAGCCGGAACACATACAGGACCTGTTGTTGGTAACGTAGTGGGTAACTTAACAGGCGACATAATTGCGTCTAATGGTACTAGAATTCTTGATAACGGCGCCGGCACAGACGCTGTGTTTACTGGAAGAGTAACAGGTAATGTAACTGGTACTTTAACAGGCGACGTATATGCTACAACGGTATCTACTACTGATGTTTCCGCTACTTCAGCATCGGCAGTAAAATTCTATCCATCTGCTGGCGCAAGCAATGGTATTAGATTCCCTAATGATCCCGGCGGCGGCAGCGGAGATACAGCATGGATGAGCTATTATGCTGTATCTGGAGAAAAAACTGTATTAGAAATTGGAGTTGCTAATGATCCGAGTGGCGCAATACAAGATAGTCTATATCTAAATGCTGTAGGGGGTGTCGGTGTTAAAACACAATCTCCTAGGTACGCCTTGGATGTTAATGGTGATATTGGATGTAACGCATTACACGGAGTAGCAGATAATTCTGTTTTATGGAATGGTTCTAATAAATTTATTAGTACAAGTGCTCCGACAAACGATCAAGGAGTTGACGGCGATTTCTGGTTCCAGAGGGAAGCATAAATGTCAACACGCCAAGTTGTTAAAACTCTAGGTTGGTCGGCAGGGTACTATACCTTGACAATACCTAATGGATATACCCCTACCGTTGATATTGAATTAGCAGGTGCTGGCGGTGGCCAAGGTGGCCAGGCCTATTACGCAGGGGGCGGCGGTGGAGGATATGGTGCTATCCTTAAAGGTAGTATTCCTGTAAAAGCCGGAGACACATTAGAAGTATATCTAGGTGAAGGTGGCCAACGAGGTGGGTATAATTTTTACGGCGGCCCTGGAGGTAGAGGACCGAAGATCGGTGATTTTACATCCGGCATAGGTTCAGGACAAGTTTGGCCAGTTACCTTAAGTTGGGCATGGTCTCAGTTTATGAATGATTATGCTGTTTGGGTAAACCCGGACGGAGTAAATCCTGTTAACGCAACATCTACAGTTACTAGAACATTTTATGTTCCTGAAACCGGAACATATCGTATTCGAGCAGAATGCGATAACTGGATGAATTTGTATGTTGATGGTAGTAATATTATCAATACAAGTGACTTTCAAAGTGTCTACGGTACATATGCGGACATGTCCCTTACACAGGGAAATCATCTTATTACAATGGCAGTATCTAATTGGGGAGGCCCAGCAGGGTTTGCTGTTGAGATTGCTCGAGGAACTGACCCGGTTGTGGACTACGGTGGCGGCTTCGACTGGGGTTATTATTATGGTTATTTTGAAGTTGACCCAGATACAGGATTAACTCCCCAATTAAAAGCCGCGGCAGCAGTTGGTACAGTTATTTGGCATACACGGCTTCAGCCACAACCTCCTGCTAATACATACTGGTTGAGAGGTGGCAATGGAGGTAATACATACCCTGACGGTAATTACATATATCCGGGCGCCGGCGGCGGCGGCGGTGGTAGTGCAGTTTTTTTAAACGGCACCCTTGTTGTAATTGCCGGAGGCGGCGGCGGTGGCGGCGCAGAAGGTGGCCACGGTGCTGCCGGCGGAGCAGGATATGATGCCGGCGAGGCAGGCTCCGGATCAAATCCGGATATCTATACGTATGGTGCTGGCCAAGACGGGTCTAATGGATATGACATTGGCGGTACTCCCGGAGGTGGAGGTGGTTATGTAGGAGGTGCTGCCGGAGGATTTATATATTACGATGATGCTCCAAGTAGTGGCGCATATGGTGGATCAAATTATATAAATCCCTTATATTCTTTTAGTAAAATTGGTAGATGGGGAGGTGGCCCGTTCAACGGTTCTAATGGATACTGCTCCGTTACATTTTCAGAATTAGGTTCTGGTAAAGTTAAAGTCGGCGGAAGCTGGAAACAAATTACAAGCAACTATATAAAAGTAGGAACACAGTGGAAAGAAATACGGAATTCTTGGACTAAAGCTAACGGAGTTTGGAAACTTGTTAGTGGCGGTGCTCCTATTCCGGAGTCTTTTACTAGTGGAAATTACGGTTAATAAATAAAGAGCAGAGACAAATATGAGTTATACATTATACAAAACAAACGGCAACAAGTTGACCACAGTAGAAGACGGGTCACTCGACTCTACTACGGATCTTGTATTTGTTGGAAAAAACTATTCCGGATACGGAGCAATCGTAAATCAAGACCTTGTTAAATTGCTTGAAAACTTTTCCGGTAAATTACAACCAACTAAAAGTTTAACAGGACAACTATGGTATGATAGTACTAATGGAAAGTTAAAAGTTTATATTGGTTCTACTTACAAGCCTCTTGCTAATATCGAAAGCGGAATTACTCAGCCTACTAGTTCTGTTAAAACAGATTTATGGTATGACGAATCTGTTTCCAAGTTAAAATACTTTGATGGTACAAATTACATAGTTATTGGCCCGCAAATTAGCGGAGAAAATGCTAATAACTTAATGGAAGTTGCTAGTTTATATGACATTAATGGTGCTTTACACAGAGTATTACAGCATAACATACAAAAAACAAACGGCACAAAATATACAGTAGCCATTACAAGTCCAGAGGCATTTACTGTAGCGTCAACTGAATCAGTTAAGGCAGAGTTTTTCTATGTTAAAAAGGGTATTACACTAGCAGGTTCTAATAAAGATACAGGTATAAGTCCAACTGAAGATAGTAGCGCAACAGGTGTTCCGACAATTTCATTATGGGGAACATCTGCTAACTCTAAGTTGTTTAACAGTTATTCTTCAGATCAGTTTGTCTTTAAATCGACACCACGCTTATCTAGTAAATTATACATTGACAATAAAGAAGGGCTTGATATTCAAGCTTCAAGCGGATCTTATACAACTCGATTAAAATCAGAAGACGATAATAGTACATCTCTTGCTAATTTGATTCCAGGTGGTAAGTTAGCAGTACGTGTTAACGTAGGTTCAGGCGGCGGCTTAATTGATGTAGTTAACTTTCAAGTTGGCGACGCCGCCGGAGAAGTTAATGTTCTTCCTTCTACTAGATCTGCTAACATTAATTACCTAACAAATTTAGGAAAAACAGGCACTCCAGGAAACGACCCGTACCGTTTTAATAATGCTTATGTTCGTAATATCACTTCATATTCTGCGTCAGTTACTACAGCTACAGTTAGAACATTATTGCCGGATCAATCAAACGGACTATTAAATCCTACAATCGGAACACCTACTCAGAAATTTGATACTATATATGCTACCAACGTTGTTGCTGATAGTGTTTCTTTAACAGGATTAGCAGTTCCTGTATATGCTAATACCACATTACGTGATGCCGCATACGTAGGCACCCCTGCGTCTGGAACATTAATATTAACCGGAACTAAATTCCAAGGGTACAATGGTACTGCTTGGGTAGACTTAAACTAAGTCAAAAAAAAGCACCCCAGGGGTGCTTTTTTTATGCTTCAGCTTCTTCAGCTTTTGCTTTCTTCTTTGGTGGATCAACAGCATCGGCTTCTTTACGTAAACGTTGTGCTTCTTTAAACAACGCATCAGCACGTGATCTCATTTCAGATGGAGTTAGTTCAAAACCAGCGGCGCTTGCGTTTGACTTAGACTCTTCTGTAACTTCGGGTTCCTTAACTTCTTTTCCAGAATAAGCGCCAGCGGCTTGTTCTTTCTGAGATGCTATTGCTTCTCCGACTGGAGCAGGATTTAGATCTTCTACGCTAGACAAACCTTTTTGCTCAGCAATAATTCTATTCAACTCGTCAAGTGGTACCATAGTTTTACTATCAGGAGTCATTACAACTGCCTTAGTAGAAACTTTCTTTAAGTGGCCGCCACCGTGGAGCCATTCAAGAATATTGTTACCATCTGGAAACTTGCGAACGGCCAAAATGTCCGCTAATTCATTTGCTGACTGACCACTTGAATGTTCTAATACTGACATAAAAGAATCGTGGTACATGTCAGGTAGTCCATTTGATGCTACAACTAAGGCGCTGTGGACATCGCCTGGTAATGTGCGGAAAACAATAGCAATTTTTGCGCCATTGTTTTTCATTTTGCCGATATGTTTCATGACATTCTCCTTATTGTGCTGGAGGTGTTTGTGCTTGCTGTGCTGGTGCTACGGCATTCAAAAACGCATCCAACTTATTAAAGACAGTCCCGACAGCGGCCATTTCTGCGGCTTTGAATGCGCCACGTGTAGATGCTACGTCGATGATTGCTCTTAGATTTTGTAAATCTGTAATAGTAAGATCCGGTTGAGCGGGTGCTTGCTCTTCTGCGGTTTGATCTACTTGTTGTTCTGCTTCTGACATCAATTTCTCCTTAGTTGTTCAGATATGGACAAGATAGCGATAGAAAGGTTAACTCTTTTGCGTCTTCCATACCTACTTCAGTTACCATAACAAGTTTATTGTCATTACCAACTGTTTGGATATTTCGGATACAATACCTACTATCTAGGTTAGCGTAAATCCATCTATCAATATCTTTAATCTTATGTATATATTCAAACGAAAGAGTAATCTTGGCAAAATTGGGCGGTAAATGTTTTAGCTTTCTTACACCTAACACATTTAACGGGTTTACCTTATTTCTAACTAACGCCATTTTATATACGTACTTTATTTATAATATGCTACTTGGCCGAATGGCGGCTTTATGGTTTCGTTACCATGGATAATAAACAGCGTATCGCAGTAATCTTCATCACCCCAACTACCGCAAGGATATCCATCAGTAAACATAATGAGTTTTTTAGGCTCAATTAGTTCGTCTTTCATAAAGCGATAGTTAGCATCAAAATCAGTACCGCCACCACCTTTACATTCGTAGTCGTTAATTTCATCGGCTGTGTCACCAGTAAAACGCTTGTACTCGTATACTTCTGTGTCAAAGCACCACAAGTCTAATTTGAAGTCTACATATTCTTCCATAATGCCTTTAACTTCTGACAAGAAGTCTTTAGCCATTTTGTCAGAAATACTACCTGACATGTCAATACAGACACTTACATCAATTGTTTCATCGTTCATCATTCCGGGCAAAATTGCTCCGCAATGTTGTGACTTACGATTAGGACGGTTAAAACTAAAATTGCTTTTGAAAATGCTTTGAATATTCATACGCAACATTTCACGCCAGTCCATTTTAGGCTCAGTAAAGTCCTTAACTAAACGAGCAATACCTGCGGGCATACGACCTGCCTCGGTATTCTGCATCGCAGAGATCATTGCCTCTTTAATTTCGTCTTTAATCTTTTTCTTTTCTTCTTCAGAAAGTTTAGGACGTCCTTTGCCTTTACCGCTACCGTCAATTTCTTCACCGTCTTGTCCGTCTTGTCCGTCTTCTCCTTCACCGTCCAAGTGCTCGTCTAGCAATTCTCCAAGTTTGGAGAAATCAATTTTAATAGCCTTAGCTTCTAACTCTTCGTAAATTTCTTCGTAGCTTTTACCGCGGTACTTATGATCTTGGAAGATTTTAATAAACTTAGGCACTGCTCCAATTTTCTCATCTACAAGAATTTGATTAGCGGCATAGTCTGCGGCAATATTAGACAACTGGGGATCGCGACTTTGACGACGACCCATGTGATCAAATACGTTGTGTAGAACTTCGTGTGCGAAGCCAAATTCCATTTCTGTAGCATCACATTTATTGACAAAGCCAACATTGTAGTAAAATGTACGACCGTCTGTAGCAAGAGTACTACACCAGTCACTGCCGTCTACTAGGCGCAGGCGGGTTGCCATGTTACCAAAAAAGGGATGACGCAACAGCAAACGGACACGGGCTGTAATCAGTGTGTCAACGGCCTTTGCTTTTTCTGCGTCTGTATATTCTTTAGCAAGAACTTTGCCTTGCTTTTCTGCTTTCATTACACTAGACATTTGAGCTCCTTGTTACTATACATATAATTATACGCTGAAAACATAAAATGGGCAAGAGCCCATTTTACCATTTTAGTTTGCGTTAGCGGCATGGATGTATTTGCCGTACACCTTATGGAACTTGTCAAAATTGTCCATTGCGTGAGGATCAAACGGCAAGTCGTATTGTGTAAGCGCAATCTTAGCACCCATAACAACCAATTCAGTTGGAAAGTTATCCATAATGAATTTAAAGAAGTTATCTGCCATTTTATCAAACTCTTTAGGAGTCTTTTCTGCGGCATCACGGAGTTCGTAGCACATACTAATAGTCAAAGAATACATAGCAGAGATTTCTTTAATTGTAATCTTGTCTACGGTACCTTTTAGAATATCCATTGGATTTGGCATTTGCTTGGCAACCTTACGGTGTGCCATAAACTTAACAGCAAGACCTTCGCCAACAGCACCAGCAACCAAATCAGTTAGCGTGTTTTCATCCAAGTCGTCATCTTCCAACAACTCGCTAACAAAGGACCAAGAGCGAGGAGTAGCAAAAGAACGGCTACCGCTACGTGGGTCAAAGTCGTAAAGGTCTTGTTTGGCAAAGCCCAAATAACCAACAACCTGTTCATTTACGGTATTGTTAGTAGCCCACTGGAGCCAGTCATCAAAACTAGTTTTTAATTCCAAGTGAAGGAAGCGATTAGCCAACGGAGCAGGCATACGATAAGTTACACCCTTGTCGCTATCTCGGTTACCGGCGGCAACAATGCTAACGCCCTTTGGCAGGATGTAAGTACCTACACGACGGTTTAGAATAAGTTGATAGGCCGCGGCCTGTGTAGCAGGAGCCGCAGAGTTAAGTTCGTCTAGGAACAAAATTGCGGTAGATTCTGGATCTGTAGGGAGCTCTGATGGAGGAGCCCAAGTCATTGTGCCCTTGTCGGAATTGTAATAAGGAATACCTTTAATGTCGGTAGGTTCCCAAAGTGATAAACGCACGTCAATCACTTCACGATTGGATTCATCGCCAAGTTGTTTAACAATATCGGATTTGCCAATACCTGGGGCACCCCAGATGAAGACCGGACGCTTAATCTTCAAACACTTACGTAGGCTACGTTTTGCTTCATTAGGAGTAACGCTACGATTTGCGGAAATTTGCTCTGCCATTTTAGACCTTTCAAAAATTAAAAATTTGCTACAGTTTGCGTCTGTATGTGTTTATTATACAGCGGTCTTGGTAAAATGTCAAGTGTTTTTTTCTATTTTTTCTTGTTGTTTTAATGCTACACTACGAGCACGAGCTTGTCCAAATTTTTGAAGATTGCCAGAGAATAGTATCAATTGGATAGCCATGTTACTATCAAATACGTATATAGCATCAGTATCCAAATAAAATGGAACATCTACAAAATGGTCTAGTTGTAATACCATTTTACTGGTCCATTCTATCTTTTGATCCAACGTAACTTTGAATTCTTCAATATCTAACGCCTTAAATGATTTGTATCCAAACTCGGTCAAACGAAAGCCGCCGGTTGTCTTACTTCTCGGGTTGACCCACCATGCGGCATGATACTGTTTAATTTTTTTCGGATCAAGACCTAACTTCTCAATCATTCCTTGAGTAATTATTTGTCTCTTATCACTCTTTAATTTCTTCACCATTTGTTAGTTTGAATACCGAAAAATCTGATGTGTTAAACATCTTGTTTAATTTTTCTGCTAGGTTATGTGCGTGACCAGCATTTGAAAAACTTACCTTTTTATACTTAGGACCTAAATCCTGTGCAATAACACTATTAGTTTTAAGATTGACAGGTTTACCTTTATGAAACACAGCCCAAATGGCCTCAGCTTCTAAAACTTGTTCAACTTTAAAAGTTTTTTTGTTTGTTAGTTCTAATAAAACATTTGGTTTTGGGCGGCTCATTTATGCGTACTCCGAAATATATACGCATATATTTATTAAGTTTACTTAAAACCGCCACCATCCATTCTTACTTCGAGAACATCATCCTGCTTAGGAGCATTATACATCTGCTCGTCTAATTTTCCCGCCAGACGTGTCATAACAATGGCAATGCTATCATTGATAGCAATAACGTCTTTTATGTCAATATTCATTTGTTTTTGGCCGGATTTGATAGCAATCCTGGCCTTTTCCAAGAACATTTCAATTGGAACCGTGTTAATTGGTTTCATTTAAGTAAGTTGAGTTGTTGACGCATTTCTTGTTCTGTTCTAAACGGGCCTTTAAACGGATATCGTTCTAGTGTAATAAGTTTAGGACAGAACGATTTAACCCAACCTTTTCGGAATTGAATTACATAGTATCCGGCACAATACTGACTTTTACTTTTTGTACTTTTAGCATATATTGGCAATTTTTTACGAACATTGTACAATGGACTAAATGGTTTGCTTGAACACGGAAATTCATAAACACTATTTGTAAGTTCTTTTGGAACTGCTACCTTTTTAGTCTTTACAAGTTCTTCTGTGATGTTGATGCCCAATTGCTCTCGAACATTATTGGCATTGCCAATTTCATACTTTTGTCCATTTTGTAAAATAGAATATCCTGATTTTTCTTTACTCAGTGTTCCTATCTTTTCTCCGCCATTCTCTATTAACCAACTTTTGTTTGGAATCAATACTTTAACTTTGGTCATAATTTCCTTCATACATGATATCTCGCGTTCAAAGGTTCAGCATAACTTTCTGCCTGCTCAACTACTTTTTGTAGTTCGTAAGAGTTAGCAAACTTCATTAAACGAATGCCAACTTGTTTTACTTCTTTGTGTTTAGCAAATTCTGCCTGAATACATTCAGTCATCTTTGCTCGAATATCTTCTGGCTGTGCTTTTAAGTCACATAATTTAACATTACGGTTGTAATCATCTAGTACACGATGCTCGACACCTTCGTGGTCAGTCCAACGTTGCAACATGAGATTGTTCCAAGAATATCCTTTGGAATCTCTGTCTGCAAAGGCCTCACGGAGACCAACTTTATTCTTTGTCCCTTTCTCACGTACTCCCGGATAAGCACTAAAGATGTTGTCGGAGGTGTCTCCACGCATACACTTCTCAAATAGCAACCAGGCCGGATCCGGCGCGGGCTTAACTTGTTTAGTTTTCTTATCAGTGACAGGTTTATTTTTGTCATCAAAGTATCCCTCATGCGTAGTTGTAATACCCATTACACCGTTATACTGTTTTACGTTTGGAGCAATAAGTTGTGCAAAATCTCCGTCTGTTGAAATCACAACATGATTGTCATTTGGATGACTTTGGATAAAACCCGCAATTAAATCATCAGCTTCTAATTCTGGATGTTGTAGAACAGTACAATTAGTTTGAGCATGAATATACTCTTTAAACTTATCAAACGTTTCCCAAAAGAGCTTTTCTTCTTCTGCTTCTTTTACTGTGTGTTTTGAACGTGCGTCTGCTCGTTGCGCCTTATACGGCTTGTAAAAGTTCTTACGCCAGCTACGTCCCTCCAAACAGAAGATAACGTGTGTGCCTCCAAAGTCACGCCACGCCTTGCGTACACTATTAAATGTAACATGTAGACACATGCCGATCTTTTCTTCAAGATCTCCACGTACTACGTGCCTAGCACGAAAGAACAAATTTGCTGTATCTACTAAAATGTAAGTCATTAACCAATTTCCGATCTATTTCCGTCTATCTTGTTTACGTTTATATAACCACTACCTCTACGATCCATGCTAACACCCGCTTCAGCTCCAACATTACGGCAAAGGTCCTGGAACCATTGATCTACAATTTCTTCATCTGTTTCTCCGGAGTACCCGGCATTTTTTAGTTGAGTAACAAAGTGCTCATTCCAGTCAAGTTCAAAAAATCCGTTACGTGGATTATCTACGTTTACTTTTGTTTCAAGTACTGCTATATACGGCTCTGCTTTTTCATTAGCAAGTTCTTTTGGATTAAGTTTAGCAAGGCGAGCTGATTCTACTGCTTCTTTTTCTTTAACAAGTGCTTCTGCCGCTCTAGCCAATGCGTCAGATCGTTCTTTTTCTAACTTGTCAAGTCCTGTTATTTTCTTTAACCAATTTTTCATCAAGTTCCCCACTCGTTTTTAAATAACGGCACCTGTAATCTATCACTATATCTAAGTCCGTGTTTCATTGCGGCCACTGCTACTGCTTTATTATTTAAAGCATATACTGACTCAACTCCGCCAACTGGCATTAGATAAACAGGGCCTTTAAACCCGCCTTTTCGAAATTCGTCTGTAGCTTTTAGCGCATCTTCAATATCTTGTTCTGTAGAAACTACAAACTTCAAATAGGTGTACCCAACTTCTTCGTAAGCACAAACTACTTCTGGCTTAATAGCATCTTTCCACGGTTCTCCAGAACACGGAAGTTTTGCGCTTACACTAAATGTAAGGGCGTTGCGTCCTCTTTCTTTATTACCTAATGACCAGTTTAGTAGATATTGTCTAAAATCTTTAGTCAAACGCATTGAACCATTTGTTTCAAACGTAATTTCTTTTAACCCTTTCATTTTAGGATTATCTAACAATGCTGGATATGCTTTTTGCCAACCTAGTAACGGCTCACCGCCTGTAATAACTAGATGCTCGTCCTGCCATTCATTGAAGGGCAATATCTCCATAATT